AGTAGTGAACTACCACAATCAAAATGCTTCTCAACATTGTCTTGATATCTAACTTAGCCTGTTTAGCTTTTGCACTCCCACTTAAGGAAGGCACTAGAGGGTCTAGGTGCTTCCTGAATGGCGAACTGGTTAAAACTGTTAACACATCAAAGGTCGTTTCAGAATGCTGTGTGAAAGACGACATATCTATCATTAAATCAAATGCTGAACATTATAAATCAGGAGATCGGTTGGCTGCTGTAATAAAATATTATCGTTTATATCAGGTGAAGGATTGGCATTCTTGCAATCCAATTTATGATGACCACGGTTCCTTTATGATATTAGATATAGATAATACTGGCACATTAATCCCTAAAATGCATACATGCAGAGTTGAATGCGAAATAGCACTGAATAAAGATACTGGCGAAGTTATATTGAATTCATATCGAATTAACCACTACCGAATCTCGGGCACAATGCATGTATCAGGTTGGTTTAAAAACAAAATTGAGATTCCTTTGGAAAACACATGCGAATCCATTGAGGTAACATGTGGATTAAAAACACTTAATTTTCATGCATGTTTCCATACCCATAAGTCATGCACCCGCTATTTTAAAGGATCAATCCTGCCGGAATTGATGATCGAATCATTTTGTACGAATCTTGAATTAATACTGCTAGTAACTTTCATATTAGTTGGGTCTGTCATGATGATGATATTGACGAAAACATATATAGTATATGTGTTCATTCCTATATTTTATCCATTTGTGAAATTATATGCTTATATGTACAACAAATATTTTAAATTGTGTAAAAATTGCCTGTTAGCAGTACATCCCTTTACAAATTGCCCATCAACATGCATCTGTGGAATGATTTACACTACCACTGAATCACTCAAATTGCATCGCATGTGTAACAATTGTTCTGGCTATAAAGCATTGCCGAAAACAAGGAAATTGTGTAAAAGTAAAATATCCAATATAGTGCTATGTGTGATAACATCACTGATATTTTTCTCATTTATCACACCTATATCGAGTCAATGTATCGATATAGAAAAACTGCCAGACGAGTATATTACATGTAAAAGAGAGCTAGCTAATATCAAAAGCTTGACAATTGATGACACATATAGCTTTATATATTCCTGTACATGCATAATTGTGTTAATATTACTTAAAAAGGCAGCAAAGTATATCTTGTACTGCAACTGCAGCTTTTGTGGTATGGTACATGAACGACGTGGATTGAAGATAATGGACAACTTTACAAACAAGTGCCTAAGTTGTGTATGCGCAGAAAACAAGGGCTTAACAATTCACAGAGCCTCTGAGAAATGTCTGTTCAAATTTGAATCAAGTTATAATAGGACCGGGTTGATAATCTTTATGCTTCTGTTAGTCCCAACAATTGTAATGACGCAAGAAACTAGTATTAACTGCAAAAACATTCAATCAACTCAGCTTACAATAGAGCACCTGAGTAAGTGCATGGCATTTTATCAAAATAAAACAAGCTCACCAGTTGTAATCAATGAAATAATTTCAGATGCTTCAGTAGACGAACAAGAATTAATAAAAAGTTTAAACTTGAACTGTAATGTCATAGATAGGTTTATTTCCGAATCTAGTGTTATTGAGACTCAAGTTTATTATGAGTATATAAAATCACAGTTGTGCCCTCTCCAAGTGCATGATATTTTCACTATCAATTCAGCAAGTAACATACAATGGAAAGCACTGGCCCGAAGTTTCACCTCAGGAGTGTGCAATACGAATCCTCATAAACATATATGTAGATGCTTGGAGTCTATGCAAATGTGCACATCAACCAAGACAGACCACGCTAGGGAAATGTCAATATATTATGATGGTCATCCAGATCGCTTTGAGCATGACATGAAAATAATATTGAATATAATGAGATATATAGTCCCTGGATTAGGTCGAGTCTTGCTTGATCAAATCAAACAAACAAAAGACTACCAAGCTTTACGCCACATACAAGGTAAGCTTTCTCCTAAATCGCAGTCAAATTTACAACTTAAAGGATTTCTGGAATTTGTTGATTTTATCCTTGGTGCAAACGTGACAATAGAAAAAACCCCTCAAACATTAACTACATTATCTTTGATAAAAGGAGCCCACAGAAACTTGGATCAAAAAGATCCAGGTCCAACACCAATACTGGTATGCAAATCACCACAAAAAGTGGTATGCTACTCACCACGTGGTGTCACACACCCAGGAGATTATATATCATGCGAATCTAAGATGTATAAGTGGCCATCTTTAGGGGTATACAAACATAATAGAGACCAGCAACAAGCCTGCAGCAGTGACACACATTGCCTAGAGATGTTTGAACCAGCAGAAAGAACAATAACTACAAAAATATGCAAAGTAAGTGATATGACTTATTCAGAATCGCCATATAGTACTGGAATACCATCATGCAACGTGAAGAGATTTGGATCATGTAATGTAAGGGGTCATCAATGGCAAATTGCAGAATGCTCAAATGGCTTATTTTACTATGTTTCAGCTAAAGCCCATTCGAAAACTAACGATATAACACTGTACTGTTTATCAGCAAATTGCCTGGACTTGCGTTATGCATTCAGATCCAGTAGTTGTTCAGATATAGTATGGGATACAAGTTATCGAAATAAATTAACACCTAAATCTATTAATCATCCAGATATTGAAAACTACATAGCAGCGCTTCAGTCAGATATTGCAAATGATTTAACTATGCACTACTTTAAACCATTAAAAAACCTTCCAGCAATAATTCCTCAATACAAAACAATGACATTGAATGGGGACAAGGTATCAAATGGTATTAGAAATAGTTATATCGAGTCGCACATCCCTGCAATTAATGGTTTATCAGCAGGGATTAATATTGCCATGCCAAATGGAGAAAGCCTCTTTTCCATTATTATCTATGTCAGAAGAGTAATAAATAAAGCATCGTATCGATTTCTATATGAAACAGGACCCACAATTGGAATAAATGCCAAGCACGAAGAGGTATGTACCGGGAAGTGCCCAAGCCCAATACCACATCAAGATGGTTGGGTCACATTCTCAAAGGAAAGATCAAGTAATTGGGGCTGTGAAGAATGGGGTTGCTTGGCAATAAATGATGGTTGTTTATATGGGTCATGTCAAGACATAATAAGGCCTGAATATAAGATATACAAGAAGTCTAGTATTGAACAAAAGGATGTTGAAGTTTGTATAACCATGGCCCATGAATCATTCTGCAGTACCGTTGATGTTCTCCAACCTTTAATTAGCGACAGGATACAATTAGATATCCAAACGATTCAAATGGACTCTATGCCAAATATAATTGCAGTCAAGAATGGGAAAGTTTATGTTGGAGATATCAATGACTTAGGTTCGACAGCAAAGAAATGTGGCTCAGTCCAATTATATTCTGAAGGGATCATTGGATCGGGAACCCCAAAATTTGATTATGTTTGCCATGCATTCAATCGTAAAGATGTCATCCTTCGAAGATGCTTTGATAACTCATATCAGTCTTGTCTTCTCTTGGAACAAGATAATACATTAACTATTGCTTCTACCAGTCATATGGAAGTGCATAAAAAAGTTTCAAGCGTGGGTACAATCAATTATAAAATTATGTTAGGGGATTTTGACTACAATGCATATTCAACACAAGCAACAGTCACAATAGATGAGATCAGGTGTGGTGGTTGTTATGGCTGCCCTGAAGGAATGGCTTGCGCACTCAAATTGAGTACCAATACCATCGGGAGTTGTTCAATAAAAAGTAACTGCGATACATACATTAAAATAATAGCAGTCGATCCGATGCAGAGCGAGTATTCCATTAAGTTAAACTGCCCACTAGCAACAGAGACAGTTTCAGTAAGTGTGTGCTCAGCTTCTGCTTACACAAAACCTTCAATATCTAAAAATCAACCAAAAATTGTTTTGAATTCCTTAGATGAAACATCTTACATCGAGCAACATGATAAAAAGTGTTCTACATGGCTTTGCAGAGTTTATGAAGAAGGGATTAGCGTAATATTTCAGCCTCTATTTGGCAACCTATCTTTCTATTGGAGACTGACAATATATATAATAATCTCTTTGATTATGCTAATTCTGTTTCTATACATATTAATACCACTGTGCAAACGGCTAAAAGGTTTATTGGAATACAATGAGAGAATATACCAAATGGAAAATAAATTTAAGTGATAAGCCCTATAACAATGAGCAATTATAAATGAATAAATAAAAACAATAAAAGATAAACAAATAACAACATATATATGTGGTTACACATATATATGTAATTATTCAGCTGAGAAGTTTTTCATGTGGTAGAACACTACT